ATGATTTTTAAGGTAACAAGATGACCCAACCTCTCCGTGACGATCTCATGGTGCAAGAACAGATTGTGGGACCATGGCAACATATGGTGGGTGTGATCATGTTAAATCAGACAGGACGCAAACCTGTCAAGACAGTGCTTCCGGAGTTTCTCAGTCGATGGCCTACGCCTGAAGCATACATAGAAAGCGATCCCGATGAGGTTAAATCTGTGATACGCTCGCTGGGTTTCTATAATATTCGAGAGAATAGGATCCGTAAGATGAGCGAAGATTTCTTGACTTGGGACGGCGAAGATGCTACTGAATTGTATGGGATCGGTCAGTATGGATCAGAATCATACAGGATCTTTTTCAAGGATGAGGAGTTTGAACCTCAGGATAAAGAACTCAGACGATATATGGGATATCCATACCCATTAAGCCATTCTGAGTATGTCAAGTGTATTAAAAATATCGGTTGACATTTTTATCATAATGCCTTATAGTTATAATATGATGAGAACACAGGAAAACAAAATGACTGAATTTTATTTCACTGGCAATGACTTGATCGAGATGGGCATTAAGCCCGGACCTGAGTTTGGTGTGATCCTTAAAGAACTGAACTCGGCACTGCAAAACACCAAAGATGCAGACGAAGGCACTGCTGATCAGATTCTTGCTGACATCCTCGACAACTACAAAGCCAAGGCGGCGGCTTCTGAAGCACGGCGAACTGCTCGTATGATGCTTATGCTGACTCGTGATGAAGCTGTATCAGTAATTTATAACATTATTCCACAGAGCGAAGATGAAGTCGCTAACGTAGACAGTGTTCGAGATACTATGGAACAGTTGGTGTTGACTCCTACTGTGGTCGGTGCTGCTGTAATGCCCGATGCTTGTCCTGCAGGGTCAATCCCTGTTGGCGGCGTAGCAGGCGCAAAGAACGCCATCCACCCTGGTTGGCACAGTGCTGATATTTGTTGCTCGATGTTTGCTACTAACTTTGGCTCAGCAGATCCTAAAGCTATCTTAGATGCTATGCAAGCTGCTACTCACTTTGGTCCCGGCGGTCGAGATCGTGCCAACGAAGCAACCATGCCCGTTGAACTGCGTGATGCACTCAACAGTGGCAACCCGTTCTTTGCCGACAAACGATTGCAAGATCGTGCTCGTTCGCATCTGATGACTCAAGGTGATGGTAACCACTTTGCTTTTGTAGGTCGTTCAGAAGCAACTGGCGATACTTGGTTGATCACTCACCACGGTAGCCGTGGGTTTGGTGCCTTGCTGTACAAAGCGGGTATGGAAGTTGCAGAACGGTTCCGAAAAGAACTGTGTCCTGCACTGGATAAGGGCCACGCATTTATTCCTTATGATACCGACGAAGGTCGAGATTATTGGGCTGCATTGCAAGTAGCACGTGAGTGGACCAAGACCAACCACTCGATGTTGCATGATGCAGTTGCATCAGCAACTGGTGCTACTGCGGGGTACCAGCGTTGGAACGAGCATAACTTTGTGTTCAAAGACGGTGACGTGTTTTGGCATGCCAAGGGTGCAACTCCTATTCACAACGGCTTCTTGCCTGACACTGATGGTGTGCAGATTGTTCCACTGAACATGAGCCAGCCTATCCTGTTTGTTAAAGGCACTCGCCACGCAGGTAACTTGGGCTTTGCTCCGCACGGTGCTGGTCGTAACTATTCACGTACTCAGCACAAGCGCCGTATGTCAGGTGAAACGGACGCAGATATCTTTGCTCGTGAAACTCAAGGCATTGACGCTCGTTTCTGGTGCGGCACGATTGATATCAGCGAACTTCCTAGTGCTTATAAGGATGCTGATCAAGTGCAGGCACAAATGGCACAGTTTGATCTTGCCGCTGTAGTAGATCGTATCCAGCCTTATGGTGCGATCATGGCTGGCGACTGGGAGAAAGATGCTCCTTGGCGTCGTAGATAACGTAATGCGTTATATAGATTGGAATGTGAAGATATTTTTAAAAGAAAATATCTTGAGATCTTGTTGACATTAATGTTAGCATGTGCTATATTTGATATTATGATGAAACAAAGGAGATCTGATATGAGCTCGATTTATTCCAAGGCTACAGGTTATAATTTCGTCGTTGAGTTTGAGAAGTTGCTGACAAACGGCATCCTGAACGGACTGACGATAAAGGATCGCCTGCACTTCGTCTCTGAGAAGGATGCCAAGCGTTGGGTGCGTGATGTTCAGATGTTCGATCAGAATGCACGCTATATCAATTTTGATGTGAAGGAAGCAGCATGATGACTAAACTCTATAAATGGTTCTCTCTTAATTTTGGTTTGATGGGAGCTATCGTAACACTACCCAGCATCATTGTTGCAGGAATATATACTGATTACAATGAACTCATCAAGCAATCTATGATCCTGGTGCTCTTTGGTGTGATCTATACACAGCAGCTTGAGATCCTTGATCTGAAGGATCGTCTTATCCGCCGATGGACTGAGTCGCTCGGTATCCCTTATGCAAAGGATAAGACAAATGAAGTTGATTGAGTACAAAGACAATCTTATGAAAGAGTCTATATACCTTTGGATATCAGAGGATGGCAAGACTCTTTCTCCTTATTTTGATACAAAGAAGAAGGCAGAAAAATGGTTGGATCGAGTGATGGTCGAGATCAGGAAAAAGATAAAAAAGTAGTCTGGATCTTTAGGTTTAAAAATACGACAAAATCTTGCACGATTGCTGCTAATACAGAATCTGAAGCAAGACAGCTTGTGTCTGAAAACTATCCGGATAGATTGATAGAAAGCGCGATGATATTTAAGGAGTATGATTTATGAAATTATTTTTAGTTGATGCAGTATCTTCGTTCCGTAATTCTTATGTTGTTCGTTGCAAAGACGAGGTCCATGCATCAGATACAGTCACTCTGAACGAAGCAAATGAATGGAGCCAGGACTGGCTGGGTGAAACTGTCTCTAGAGTAAGAGAGATATCTGAGGAAGAGTATCTGGTGTTGTTTGATAAGGATAATGAGTATCTTAGGGATTGGGATGCGGAAAAGAAAAAATCCCTGATCCATACAGTCAATTATGACGATCTTGAACCAGGGATCAATCCTATAGCAGATGGCAAGGCGGAGATTTAACTCCGCCTTTTTTATTTACTGACGTAAGCGCTTGCTCCAAAGAATGTCGCTACCACACCTGCCTGAGCAATATAGAACATCTGTAGCAGGCTGCTCAAGGCGGTCAATCTTTCGATTGGTAGTATGGGGAGAAATAAGAATCCAGTGAAGAGAACCATACTACCCATGGCGATCCATGCCATTCTTCTGAGTTGGTCCTCTTTGGCGTCTTTGTTTTCGAGGTCGATGATTCTCTGAGCTTTTTCAAATTCGTTATCAGAGACAGTTCCATCTTCATCCGTGTCCAGGGTTGCATACTTAGATCCTTTCTCTAATACCTTCTGTGCCATCATTAGCTCTTATCACTATTGCCATAGAAGAATCCTATCACAGTAGCAACAGCTGTACCCAGCAAGAATCCCAGGATGATATCAGCAAAATGCTGGCTGCTTTCTGGCACGTTTAAGAACGTGACACAGAAGAAATACAGGGTTGAGGAGATCGCCCAAAACCACGAGTAGTAATATATAAAATGTGCTGCTATTCTATCACCGGATGTCAGTGCTTCTTTTGCCTGAATCCTCGCATCGTTGATCTCTTTTTGTTCCAATTCATTTATCTTAGCCATATTATTCTCCCATTCCAATTTTATCTTTTGCAAATCCAATAAGCGCATCCGATACTTCTGAGCTGATACCGACCACACCCGTTACTAAAGCACCAATTATCAAACCTATTATCAACACACTATTGATTATCGATAATACAGAGACGTATCCTAGATTCATCTCAATCCCTTTTAATGTTTCTGTAAGTATCTCTACCTTTTCAATCTCGTTCTTTTTTCGATAATTCAACAGCCAGGGATGGTAGTCAGAATCTTCATCTGGTTTTTCAACTTCATCCTCGGCCATTATACATCATTATTTCATCAACATTAGGGCTGCAACGCCGCCTGCTACTAATAATAGAACTACTAATATCACGACCGCCATCACGACCTGCTTGGTATTCTCTGCTTCGATCTCACGATTGTGTGCTTCTAGAGCAGCACGTGCTTTTGCCTTCTTGTAAGCTTCTCTCTGAGCAGGATTCATCTTGGCAATCCTGTCACGCTCTTGCTCAGCGGCTATCTCCTGCATCGCCTGCTTGCGTAGCAAGGCATTGTTCTTGGCTATGTCATTATTGATCTGTACGAGTTCGTTGCGTGCTTTTGTGGCAATGTTTTTAGCTTTGACTTTTTTCATGTCATCAGCTATACCGAACACGCTATCGGTAACTGCTTCGCCCCAGGCCTTGCCCAGGTTGGCTGCTTCTTTTGGGTCTAAGGGTACCATTTGAATTCCTCTTTACATTAAATTTTTAATAAAAACATTGTAAAAAGAAGGTCAAATCATTTGTTCTTGTATTTATTGATTTCCGATGCTTGTCTCGTTAAAAGGACCAAAAAACCATTGGCATTGTATACAGTAAAGTATATCTTACCATCTTTATAGTAATTTTCGTATATCTTATACACTGAAACTCTTACCACAACCACAGGATGACACTTCATTGGGATTCTTGAATACCAAAGCAGCAGAACCTAATTTCTGTTCATAGTCAAGCACAGTACCTATCACATACATAAGGCTCATCCCGTCTACTACTAATTTCTTGTCATCGCTCAGATCAACAACTCCATCGAAAGGCTTGATGGCTTCATTCAAGAAGTTATACTCGTAGCTGAACCCAGCACAGCCTCCACCCTTCACTTGTATCTTTATCCCGGGTTTGTCTGCTGATAAGCAAGAATCTAATAGATACTTCTTGGCATTTGCTGTCAATGTAACAGGTTCATTGGTCATAGCTTGTCCACTCTTCTGCAAGGATCGCTGCTTTCTGGAATAGATCAGGATTGTTCTTGGCCCAGACCCTCATTATGACAGCTGCTTTTGCATTTGCTTCATTCTCATGTTCGCTACCATCTTCACCGCTGTCATGCCTGAGCACATTGTCCGTGTCTTGCTTGTAATGCACGAGCTCATGTGCCAGGGTCCGCATGACATCCATCACATGGCGATTCCCGATGCTGATCTCGATCTTGCCCTGTCCGACCAGATATCCACCGAAGCTCTTGCGGTCGCTGGCGACTTTAGGATCTTTGATCAGCTTGACTTTGGGATGTTGCTTGATACCCAGACGTTCGCTAGCAAAATCGACAAAGCTCTTTATGATCTTTGCGGTATCGTCTGATTCTTCTTCTTTTATGAAATCTTTAAAACTGATCATGCGTTTGCTTTCAAAAAATATATTTTATTTTCTTGACATTCATACCAATATACATTATATATATTTATGTAGTTGCCGTAATGGAGCTACATTTACACAATCAACCTTGCTTAATAGGAGGTCTATATGACTACTTTTGACTTTAATAAGTTCTTTGACGTTGCTTTTCCTGCAGACAGATTTGGAAAGCATTTCGTCGGTTATGATGGCATGATCAAGAAGTTTCAGGAAGCTTCTGAGACAATGGCCAAAGTAATCCCTAACTACCCACCATACAACATCGTCAAGGTAGACGAAAATAAGTATGTGATCGAGATGGCAGTCGCCGGCTTCGGTAAGCATAACCTTGACGTTACTATCCAAGACGGCACTCTTACGATTGCTGGACATACCGATGTTGGCGATCTAGAACAAGAAGGCCTTAATAATCAGTACATCTACAAGGGTATTGCTGATCGTCCGTTCACTCGTACATTCTCTATTGCTGACTCAGTAGAGATCAAAAATGCAGATCTTATCAATGGTATGTTGAAGATTTGGCTCGAGGCAATCATTCCTGATTCTAAGAAGCCCAAGAAGGTAGACATCAACGAACCTTCTTCTCCAACTGTAAAAACAGAAAAAAGTTTTTTAGCAGAAGGGAGCAAATGAATGTCAGTAGATATACTCATCGATAACTTTGTGAAATGGTATTCCAAGAGGATCAAGGAATCTAACACTCGTAAAGAACTGTCATTTCTTTCAGATAAAGAACTGTCTGACATCGGCATCGCTCGCTGTGATATCGAGCGAGTTGCTAAAGGTGGCTTTCGAAGATGGTGAGTCCAGGTTGGCCAGATATTAGAGAGAAGTGACATTTATTACTAATGAGGGTTCCAAATAATACGCAAGGGGGATTGATTTCCCCCTTGACTCTTTTGAACAATAACTATAGAATGGTAGAATGACAAAATTTTATACCAACATTTCCTTGCATCATAATGACATTCTCCTGCGTGGCTATGAAAATGGTAAACGTGTACAGGAAAAAATCCCCTGTAAACCTTATCTGTTTATTCATTCTAAGAATAACGACAGCCCCTATCGCAATCTCCGAGGCAAGAAGGTGGACAAGATTGACTTTCCTTCTCCTGGTGAGGCAAGAGATTTTATTAAAAGATATTCTGACGTAGAAGGATTTGAAGTCTACGGATTTAATAATTACGCATATACTTTTATCAATGACTATTATCCGGGTGAAATTGATTACGATCCCAAGTTAATCTCAAAACTCAATATCGATATTGAAGTTGCAGCAGATCAGGGATTTCCCAATATTGAAACTGCCGACAAAGCTATTACAGCAATAACAATGAAGGTTAAAGATCTCTACATCGCTCTTGGTGTTGGAGAATTTAAGACAGATAATCCCAAAATAAAATACATCAACTGTAAAGACGAAACTGAACTTTTAATTAAATTTTTAGATGCCTGGCGCTCCATCAATCCAGATATTATCACTGGTTGGAACGTGGAGTTCTTCGACATTCCCTACATCATCAATCGTATAACAAAGATCCTTGGCAGTCATATGGCAAAGAAGTTGTCGCCATGGGAAATGCTCGAGAAGAGAACTATCGTAATTAATGGACGAGATAATCAAATATATGTTCCTATAGGTATCGCCACTCTTGACTATATGGCTCTGTACAAGAAGTTTTCTTTTACAATGCAGGAGTCCTATCGTCTGGATCATATCTGTAATGTAGAGCTGGGTGAACGCAAGATGGATTATTCCGAATACGATTCACTATTCGATCTTTACAAGAAAGATTATCAGAAGTTCATCGAGTATAATATTCGAGATGTGGATCTTGTTGATCGTCTGGAAGATAAGCTGAAGTTTATTGAACAGGTATTAGCCATTGCCTATGATGGCAAGGTAAACTATCAGGATACATTTACATCAGTTAAGATGTGGGATGTTATCATTCATAACTATCTTTTAAGCCAGCGTATCGTAGTTCCTCAGAACAAGAGGACATCCAAAGACAGGCAAATTATCGGAGCCCATGTTAAAGATCCTCAGGTAGGAATGCACAAGTGGGTCGTGTCGTTCGATTTAAATTCGCTGTATCCTCATCTGATCATGCAGTATAACATCTCACCCGAAACATATGCAGGACACATGGAAGGCCTGGGAGGTGATGACGGCGTTGACCGAATGTTAGATAATTATCTTAATGACTTCAATGTAAAGAATCACATCACTTCTAACAATCTAACCTGCACAGGATCTGGTAGTTTGTTTAGCAAGAATGAGATGGGATTCCTCCCACGCCTCATGCAGAAGATGTATGATGATCGTGTTGTTTATAAGAAAAGAATGATCGAAGCCAAACAGAAACACGAACTCAATCCTTCTTATGAGACAGAAAAAGCAATTGCTCAGAATCATAATATGCAGCTGGCAAAGAAGATCCAGCTTAACTCAGCATACGGTGCTTTGTCCAATGAGTTCTTTCGTTGGTTTGATGATAAGTTAGCAGAAGCAATCACACTCTCGGGTAAGTTGTCCATCAAATGGATTGAACGAGATGTAAACAAATATTTAAATAAATTATTTAAGACGGAGGATATGGATTATGTCTTGGCGTGCGATACGGATTCTATTTACATTACGCTTGAGCGTCTGGTCAGTCAATGCGGCCTTGAGGGCAAGACTACTGAGGAAATCGTCAAATTCATTGATAGGGTGTGCGAGGATCGACTGGAACCTTTTATTGAGCGCTGCTATGAACAGCTTGGCGAATATGTTAATGCCTACTCTCAAAAAATGAAGATGAAGCGCGAAGCTATTGCAGACAAAGCAATCTGGACAGCCAAGAAGCGCTACATCATGAACGTCTACAATAACGAAGGTGTACAGTATGCTGAACCTTATCTGAAGATTACTGGTATTGAAGCAGTACGATCCTCTACTCCTCAGGCTTGTCGTAAAAATATTAAAAAAGCTATCAATCTTATTATGACTAAAGATGAGAATACTGTTATAGAATTTATTCAAAGTTTCAAGAAAGAATTTATGACACTGCCGTTTGAAGATGTGGCATTTCCCAGAGGTTGTAAAGGAATTAGCGAATATTCCGACTCTAAAACAATTTATAAGAAAGCAACACCAATTCAGGTACGAGGAGCTTTATTATATAATAATCTTCTTAAACAAAAGAAATTAGACTCCAGATTCCAGCTAGTACAAGAGTCCGATAAGATTAAATTTTGCTATCTTAAGATGCCCAATCCTTTGCGTGAGAATGTCATCTCATGTCCAGGCAACCTACCCCGGCAGCTGGGATTAGATCAGTATATTGATTATGATATGCAATATGATAAAGCATTCGTGGAACCATTGCGTACTATTCTCGATGCCATTGGTTGGAAAGCAGAGAAACAATCCAGTTTAGACAGTTCTTTCTC